GTACTAACAGATGCAGGCAAGCTCGTCACGTTGAACAATGCTTCTGCCGTCACTGTAACTATCCCGCCCAATAGCAGTGTCGCGTATGATGTCGGCACAGTGCTGGATTTCTGCCAGATTGGCGCAGGACAGGTCACGATAGCTCAAGGCTCTGGGGTTACTGTCAACGCGAACCCAACCAAGAAGGCCCGTGTTCAATACTCAGTTCTGTCCTGTATCAAGATTGCCACAGACACTTGGGTTCTCACTGGTGACCTAGCAGCGGTATAAGGGGGCTGTCATGGGGAAGGGCAAAGTCTCAACCGCCAATAGGAACTTTACAGAGACGCTTACATTCGTCGATGTTGGCAATCTGGAAGACCTGACCAAGTGGGATACAAACTTCAACATTGAGGATGTTGCTGATCTAAGCTCTTTGCGTGGCTTTGATATGTCCACGGATGGGCATCATATTCTTATAGCTGCAAGGACAGATGTTGCTCTGACGGGCATTGATTCCGGTGATTCCGTGTTTCTGAATTTGTATCTTGATACAGCTTGGGATTTCTCAACATCACGCATCAATACAGATGCTGGTGGGTTCAATGATGGCACGGATGCAGCGGCGCAAGCTGGATTTTACTGTCCATTTGAATCAACCACAAGAATTGGCGCGTGTCGCTACAGTCATGATGGGATGTATATTTGGTGGTGTCAGGAAGATGCGACCACATTCAGGGCAATACGCTGTAAGTCGCCATATGTTTTGCCATCAACATCTGGAAGCACATTTATCATCAACACAATATCTGATAGCAATTCAACCACGGGCGGCGGCACAAAGGGTCTGTGGTTCACCCGTGATGGCCGTCATATGTATGAAGTAGATGACCAAGAGAAATATAGAATAGTTGAGTTTAATTACCCTTATGGGTTTGGCAGCGTTGCAGATGTGGGAACATTCACAAGTCATGACATAGTCAGAGAGGACTCAAGTGTTCAGACTGAAATGGGTGACATTGCTGGCTCCCATTTTGATAACAAAAACATTTGGCTTGCTGGGCGAGATTCAAGCGTTGCGAACGGAGAGATCACTGATCCAGTTTCTAACGTAGCCAATACGGATGATAGAATTGTAGAAATTGCTTTATCTACAGCAAATGACATATCCACAGCTAGTGCTGTAGCAGGCTCCGCTACGGGGTCAAACATAATGTTCCGTGACACAAACTTTGCGGGATTTCCTAGAACATTATTTGTTCATGAAGAAGCTGAACATGCGGGCATGATAGTTGCTAAAAACAACGGCAAGCAATTTAAGTGGCATCCATTCGCTGGCAAATTCATAGGCTCTGCAACAACAGGCGGGGATATATCAACCGTTTCATTCAGTTCATCCGCTGTAAGTAATGTTAGAGCGGGGGATTTGATGTTTGTGTTTGTCACCAATGATCTGTCTATGTCATTGACATCTGCCCCAAGTGGATGGACAGAGTTGTATGAGTTTTCTGGCTTTGATGGCACATCATACGTTTCAGCTTATTACAAGTACGCGACTAGCAGTGATACCAGTTTTTCTAAAACATACAGTGCGGCGGCAGCGATAACTTCCGTATTGGCGGTTTATAGGAACATTGAGATAGACCCCAACGCATCAAAAGGTGCAGGGTTTGGGTATCATTTCCGTACTAACTCAACTGATCTTTTGCCAATTCCTGAGACTAGACTCTCAGTAGGCGGTGGCTTTGTCGTGTGTATCCATGAACAAGACAATACAGTGCAAGCAGGCACAACCAGCTTCACAACTCCCACCCTTGGTAGTGATGGAGATACTTTCACCCACAGAGCTACCGCTTCAGATTTGGACGGAAATTCAATATCTGGGACATTTGTTTTTGATTCCCTCAATGCTATTGGCGGCACTGCAAACATAGATTTAGGGACTTTCAGCGCAAACCCAGCTTTCAATGACACCATGCTGACAAGTGCAATACCAATCCATGTTAAGACTAATGGGGCTAACAAAGTTGAACATATTGAGTTTACTGGCAGGAAGTACACAGAAGCCATATCATCAACAGCCGCAACCACAACACATACGCCAGCCAACTTTGAAGATGGAGATTTTTTCATCAGGCTTTATGTTCAAGGCGGGGCTTCTACGCCTGCACTAAGAACGGCAGAGCTTAATGAACATGCGGTAGGAACCGCTACTGGACTGTTAGGCACTCAGAATTTCAGGTTCACAGTGGGCCTTGCTAATCATGGGCTAGACACATCCACGGATGCAACTGCCATCACCACGCAGAGTGCTGAGATACACATGATCACTGATCTGTATTTCAAGCCGTACAAAAAATCACGACCTACAACAACGCTCCAAACCGGAACAACAGATAGCTCATCATCAATGATTGTAGCTGATGTCACTGGCTTCTCACCACCTTGTCGTATCTTGGTAACCGGCCCTGATTCAAACAACACTCATGTACAAACAGAGATAATCAATATTGGCAACGTATTCAGCGATGTAGTCCTGATAGCGGCATTAAGCGGCAGAGAACAAGATGGCACGACAGGTCAATTCCATGCAACCGGCGCAACCGTCACATTGTTAGATGACAATGATGGCTACCTATCACATAGCAGGCAAAGATCAGCCGCAGTTTGCAGTAACGGTGGCCAAGGAATTTTTAGCCTTCTTTCAGATGGCCCTACATCCAGCATTAGCTCATCTAATTCTGAAGTCAGCGTTGATTTAAACAAATGTCAGGCACCTTTTATTGTTTTCTTTGCTGGCTTACAGGAGAATAACACATCAACCTGTGACAGAGCGGATTTTGCTTTGGATATTGATGGGACTTCTGTGAAGGAAACCATAGCTTTTGAAGAAGCAATAGATAGCTCAGAGAACTCTGCGGCGTCTGGCACAGAAAGTTTCAATCTGGTTGTTGGGGCCAAGTATTTTAACACTAATCAGACAGGCACCTTAACTATCAAAATGCTTGATAGGGGTGATGACCGCATGATTGTGGCGGTTCCCGTAGAAATAAAGTAGATTAGAGTATCGTCAGTGCAATGTTGTACACAAAGGAGGCTCAAATGAGCGAAAACGATAAGGTTATCAACATCAACGGCAAGGATTATGGTCAGGATGATCTGGATGAAAAGCAGACATACCTGATTGCCCAGATCAAAGCCTGTCAAGATAGGTCGCAACAGCTACGCATGGAGATTGACAGAGTGAACGTCGCTCAGAATACGTTTACCAATCTTCTCATTGAGTCTGTTGAAACTGAAAAGGATGAGGCTGAAGAGCCGGATAAAACAGCGGAAGCGGAGTAAGATATGGCGGGCATTGAAGAAGTAACAGCGGCATCCATTGATCCAGTGACCGTGGCTGAACTACGGAACTATGCCCGCATAGATGACACAATTGACGCCACGCTGTTGGGCGTCTTGATAGGGGCGGCGACTAAATGGTGTGAAGAATACACCAGCCGCTCTTTTATCAACCGCACTCTGCGCCTACACCTTGATGCAGTCTCTGAGGTTGATGTGCCACTCCACGAGGGTTTCCGTGAGGGGCCATATCACATCTACATGAAAAACTATATAGAGCTTCCCAAGGCTCCCGTGTCCGCTGTTGCCAATGTCAAATATTTCAGTGATAGCGATGCTGAAAGCACTTGGCCAACTAGCAACTACTATGTGGATTTGCAGAGTGAACCGGCTCGTATCGTATTGCGGGATGGTGGCACTTGGCCAACTGATCTGCGGAACGCTAACGGACTTCAAGTCAACTATACGGCAGGGTACGGCACCTCAACAACTGATGTGCCAGAGGCCATCCGCGTAGCTATCAAGCAATACGCTACGCATATGTATGAGCATCGCGGTGAGGATGAGGGCAGGGCGTTGAACCCGCCGATGTTAGTGCAGAATCTTTTGCAGCCATACAAGATCACGCGATATGGTGTATCATCACTTGAAGCTAAATATTACGCGAGTTGAACATGGCAATCGGCAAAATGCAGCATAGCGTCAAAATACAGACCAAAAGCCGGTCTGCGGACGGTGGCGGCGGCGCAGCGGTCACTTTTAGTGATGTTGCAACTGTATTTGCACGGATAGAGGCCACAGGAGGGTCAGAGAGGCTGTTTGGTGATCAACTGGAGGGTCGCACCACTCACACCATCACTATACGCCACAGGCGGGATGTAACGGCAGCAAACCGCATAAAATATGCCTTTGCAGTAGACTCAACAAATTATGAGCGGCTTTTCAACATTAACCGTGTTGAGAACGTAGGAGAGCGGGATAAGTACCTGAAGCTGTATTGCACAGAGGGGGTCGCTACCTGATGGCTAGGGTAAGAACACAGGTGATCAGCCGCAACCCTCGCTATGCTCAAGCAGCCGCGGACTACACAAAAGATTTGAAAAGGCTTGTTGGCACCGCTGCAAACATGGTGCGGAATACTGCCGTTGAGTCTATTCAGCAAGGGGCAAAGAGCGGTGTTATTTATGAAAAGTACAACCCGCGCCGCACTCACAGAGCATCAGCGGCAGGGGAACCGCCAGCAACAGATACCGGCTTTCTGGTCAGCAATATCTTCACAAACATTGATACCGATGGCCTTGGTGCAAGCGTGGAGAGCCGTGCAGGATATTCCTCATTCCTTGAGTTTGGCACAAAAAATATGCAAGCCAGACCATTCTTATTCCCCGCAATGGAAGAGAATAAGCCGAAGATACGACGTCTTGAACAGCAAATGGTTAAGTTCAAATGACTGTGCATTCCTTTGAGCTTCAGAAGTCTGTGTTCTCTGCTTTGAACGGGGGAAGCATCACTGATTACAACGGTGATGCCATTACCGGCGTGTTTGATGATGTGCCGGAAGATACCGCCTATCCATACATCGTTATCGGTGAGGAGACTGCTATTGACGGGTCTGCCAAGGACAAGGATATCTTTGAGCATACCTTGACTGTGCATGTATGGTCGCAATATCGTGGAAGGCGTGATATAAAGGAAATCATGAAACAGGTGCATGATCTATTACATGATAGCGCATTGTCTGTTTCTGGTGCTTCAATGGTGAATATGAGACAAGAGTTTCAGACGACACTGTTGGAAGGTGATGGAATTACACGGCATGGGGTTATACGATTCCGTGCTGTTGTGTCGGATACATAAGGAGATTGTGACATGGCGGCACAGAAGGGTTCAGCCCTCTTATTGAAAATCGGTGATGGTGCATCGCCGGAAGCGTTTACAACTATCGGTGGCCTGCGGTCCACATCAATCACAATGAATGATGAGGCTGTGGACATTACCAACAAGGATAGCTCCGCTGTCCGTGCCTTACTTGCGAACGGTGGGGTGCAATCAACTAGCATCTCAGGGTCAGGTGTCTTCACAGATGCAGCATCTGAGACAACGCTCCGTGGCAAGTTTGGAGCATCAACATTCTCAAACTACCAAGTGATTGTGCCAGACTTCGGTACTTATACTGGTGCCTTCATGGTCGCCAGCCTTGAGTATGCCGGTGAGTACAATGGTGAGGTCACCTATTCCGTAACTCTGGAGTCAAGCGGAACCATCACATTCGCTACGGTGTAAGCGTATGTCTTGGGAGCTTGTAGAAGTAACCATCAATGACAAGGGTTGGTTGGCTCATAAGAAGTCAACTGGCTCTGGTCTTGAATGGACGGTGCCGGTTGCGTCTGGTTTGGATGTAGGTGGGACTTTCAAGTGCGGTGGGAAAACCTACACCGCTGATTCATGCGTGGATGTCGCCCAACGTGGCGAGGTGGTCATTGTATCGACACAGGAGACAAAAAATGTCAAATCCAAAACGCGGAGAGCTAAAGATAGCTCTGGGGAAGAAGACACATAAGGGGAGAGTGACCTTAGATGTTGTGATGCGTATTGAGCAATCTTGCGGCAAAGGTATTGTCCAGATTGCTCAGTCGTTACAGGCCGGTGAGCTTACAACGTCACAGATGGTTGCCATCCTCACGCCGGTTATCAAGGCAGGCGGCAATGATGTGGATGAGAAGGCCGTGGGTGAGATGCTTTGGCATAGCGG